TCTTCACCAGAGCAAATACATTGGTGGCGTTTAAGACTTTCTAATTTTATGATGAAATTAGAGTCATACGAAAATAAGGCGTTAAATTAACCTGTATATATAGAGGGCGAAATGATTTTACTGATTTTTTATTTTACTAAATGGCAATCCCTAATCCCAATCGCTGATTCTCTATATCCACTACTAAAAACTAGGGATTACTAGTGATAATTACAAGTAATCCCTCTAATCTCCCGAGGCTAGACGCAATCCTGAGTCATAAACTCTGAGTTGTGAATTGGTCTCTATATAATAAAGGAAAAACAATGGACTTTTACACTATATTGACTCTACTCATTGTTGGCGGTCTTATATTAATGTTAAATTAATAAAAAAATTGTCGTATATGCGTAAAAAATATTTATATTATAATTATTATAAGCAGAAAGGAGAAACATTATGCAAATTCAACCTGCTATAACTGGTTCGGGACAAAAACCCGCAGCTAGAAAGACTACTCCAGAGGTTAAGAAAACCAATGGAAAAGCAAAGGCGAAAGTAATTAATACACCTAGTGATAAGACTGGTGTTTTAAAATACGATCCCGATGCTAAAATACAACTACTTGCTCCTAAAAACCCTAAAAGAGTAGGGTGTGAGGGCTGGAAAAGATTTAATCTTTACAAAAATGGTATGAAGATTAAAGATTTCATAAAAGCTGGTGGAAAAACAATAGATTTAGACTGGGACAGAGACAGAGGCTTTATCGCTACTGAAGATAGAGACAAAGTTGGGTCGCAGAGTAAGTCGCCGAAAGCAACTTTTACTTTGAAATAGTTGTGTACATGGCGTCAAAACATATTAAGCTTGTTTTGTTAAAGGTATACTACTGTACCTTTTTCCTCCGTAGAGTAGGGGGCTTCATGGTGGAGCCCTCTACAATTAGAGTTTCGCAATGACCGTAATTATTGCGAGGTCAAGGGCAGCAGACGTGCTGTTAGCTGAAAATGACCATTAGGAAAGTTGAAACGATACATACTACCTATAAAAGCCCTCAGAGATTTTTTTAGAAAGGATATTATGACTATACCAAATAAAGATTACGAAATAGGATCCATTCAAGTCAAAGATAACGATTACATTGGAGAAGTTCAAGATTACAGATGTCCAAGTTGTGGAAACTATTCTGTTATTGTAGATACTAGTGATAAAGATAGTGAATCTAATGGAAAACCTGGACACGAAACTTGCTTACATAATTGCGGGCCTTTATCGTTAAGCAGACTTTTAGCAATAGGAAGTTAATTTTGGTTTAAGTTGTTATTAAAAAGTTTATTATTAATAATAACAATAGAAAGGAAAACATATGGCTTTATTAGTGTTTAGAAAGATTTCAAGAGTGACTATTTATGAGCAGCATAAATTACCTCGTCATGTCTTTAATATAGAATATTATGATGGTACTCATGGTAGACTTACTGAAGAAGATTTTAACAGACTTAAAGGAGAACATACTAAACAATTAGATAATGATAAGAAAAAGGCTGATAAGATTTATCAAGAAGATATGGAAAGAGGCGAATTAGCAGGAGAAGCAGGAATGCTACATGGTATCGATGCTTATAACGAAATGAATGGAGATAGTTAATATGTGGGGAACATTTAAATCATATAAATATAAATCAATATTAATCCAGAGATTAAGTCCCGGTCATTGGTATTTTGTATTCCATTGTGCTACTAGTTTTCTGGTATTAGGAGCTAAGACATTGCGAGAAGCAAAAAATCAAATTAATGAATTAAGCGCAGAAAGGATATAACATGGGATACACAAATTATTAGCACCAAAGAAAAAGTTTCACTGACGATGAGTGGAAAGAGTTAGAAAAAGAATATGATTACTTAAAAGATTGTGGTAGAATTGAGCCTTACGATAATAAGCCAAACCATATAGCTTTTAATGCGAGAGGAGAAGGTTGCGAAACATTCGTATTGCATAAAAATATCGAAGATAATTTTTCAGAAAGAGGTTGGAAGAAAGAAGAATTTGAGAAGGATGGCTATCATTTTGATTTCTGTAAAACTCGTATGTTTAGCTACGATATAGATGTTTGGCATATGTTAACGGTAGCACGTGCAGTTGCTCCAGAAACTATAATTCATATCTCAAGAGATAGATAATTGTTTAATTAGGCTTTCAATAGTTTATTATTAAGAATAACAAAAAGAAAGCGAGAATGATATGATAACTAACGAGCAAATGATACATCAAACTTTAGATAATATCGTAAGGTTGAATGATCAAATAAGACTACATCTAACTATTTTGGAGACCTTAGATTTAATAGGACCAAATGCTTTAGAATTACATGACCAAGTGACTAGTATTAGTCAAGGGCATCGGTTTATTGTTAGTGGTACTACTAATGCTATAAGTATTATAGACCCATTAATTGTAAGTGACGAATAAAATGACTAATAAAATTAAATGGATAGATGAAGAAAATTTAAACAATAGCTTTATTAATAAAGGTTATTTTTATAATGCTTCTACATTATATATTGAAGTCTGTGTTACTAGGATTAACAGGTTTGTTAGTAAACAAATTTTAGAGAAATTTTACAATAGACCTATTAGAGTTAGGGTTAGAACATGACTGAAATAAATACATATATAAGAACACGATTATAAATAAATTGTTTAATCGTGTTCTTAATAATTTATTATTAAAAATAACAAAAAGAAAGCGAGAACATAATGCAAAATAACATAGAACACTTTGTAAAAACATTTCAAGAGTGTGTTGTGGATTCCGATATTAGTAATTTAGATTTACAATTTAAACCTTTTAAAAAAGCAGAAAGTACTTTAACCATTTATCAAAATAAGAATAAAACTCATACAGTTATAGAAGAACACGATGGCAAATATACTTACATTTGGAGTGCAGAAGGAATTTATACAAAAGACATTATTCTTTTAGCATTTAAACAAATAGATAAACAAGCTGGAAGGGACGAAGATTAAAATGACACCAGAAGAAATACAAAACCTAGTTCTCAGCGCATCTAAACAGCTAGACGATATTGATGTGAGTAAAGCAAAAGAAATAGGAAAAGGTCGAAGTGCTCAAGAGTATTCATTTATCGTCTATCACGATAAAGCTCCTCTTACACCTAAAACTCAATTAGGAGAGGATATCACAATCGTAGATATGTATGATGGTTGTTTCAATGTTATATTCTACATTAGAACACACATACCATTTAAAGATATTAAAATCTATATGGACAGATACGAAGATATCCTTATAAATAAATAAATTGTTTAATTATGTTTTAAAAAGTTTACTATTAATAATAACAAAAAGAAAGCGAGAACAAAATGACTTTTAGATGGACTTCTAAAGAATCATATAGCGAAGAAAAAGGTCAAGAATACCACTTCGATACTCAGTGTCCTATGTGTAAGTCAAAAGATACTATCACAGTTAAAGGACCAGACTTATTTAATTACAATATGGGAAAGCCTATTCAAGACGCCTTCCCTTATCTTAATAGCAATAAAAGAGAAAAATTAATGACAGGCATCTGTTGTATGGAGGACGAATAAGTGAAAATATTCAACTTCCATATTATAACCCATAATCAATATATAGAAGATTCCATTATTGACGGAGATTATAGTTTTTCAGAACAAGACGAAAAAGACTTCACGCTCATTAAAAAAATAGATACGCATTATCATGGAGATAAATACACTTTAGAAATATATCACTGTACAAAGTATGGAAACAAAGAAACTATTTTAACCACGATGCATAGCTCTGGATATTGGAGCTGTGATATTAAATTCAATAAAATATTTAATGATAAAGAGTTAGTCGCATGGCATAAGAAAACGACTAGCCCGAATTACAGATAAGGAGAAACAAAATGTCATACATAGTAATAGATACCGAACCAGAAAATTACGATAATGACAAATCTACTCTTAAACAAATGGTTGATTATTATACTCGAATGATAGACTATACACAACTAGCAGGATTATGGATTCATAAACATGATTTAATGTGGCCAGTCTTTAAAAAGTTAGATGATGCAAGAGAGTACGGCGAGTTTATGAAAAGCAATATAGGAATGCTTTATAAGATTAAAGAAATGGAGGTAACTATAAAATGATTATTAAACTTGTTTAATTATGTTTTAAAAAGTTTACTATTAATAATAACAAAAAGAAAGCGAGAATGATATGAAAGAAGGACGATTAAAATATGCCGAACTTTCTAATTATGACGAAGAAGCCGGACCTTTACTTTTTGAAGGACAAGTCGTTGGAGATTGGAGAGAAGAACACGATAGTGCTTTAGGGACATATAAATATATTAGCCTTAACACTGAATTACCCATTAGACCTGGGGATAATATACAAGCTCACTTTCACGATCATTACTTTAGTGAACAAGATATTATTGATAACATCTTAAAAATAAGAAAGAGAGGAAAACCAAATGCCCTTAACAGATAAACATATAAAACCTAAATTAACTGAAAATCAACAAGATGATGCTTTCGTTTGGTGGTGCAATAAAAATGAAGAAATGCTTAATGTACATTTTGATAATATTAAAATAACAGATGTAGGCCAAATGAAAATAATTGCTAAAGGTATGTGGTTAACTAAATTAGAAGAATTAGGATTAAGAAGTTGCAATTCCTAGAATAAAAACCTATACATTTAACCTCCGATAAGCTAAATTGGAGGTTAATTATATGGATAACATTATAGAATTTTCTGAGGTCGAGAATAAGATTTTATCAGACAAAGAAAAAAAGTTCGTCAATAACATTATAGCAGGTTTAACCAAGAAAAGAGCGGCATTAGAAGCTGGTTATGCCGAATCGTCAGCTCACGTACAAGCCACCCGCCTACTAAAGAAGGATAAAATCCTGAGGGCGGTGAGCCGAGGGCGGGCGGTCCACGCCCAACAGTCCATTCACACTCTCGACAAGGAGGTTGAGAAGCTGGACGTGTTGTATGAGGCGGCGGTTGCGAAGAAGCAACTCGGAGCAGCGGTGCAGGCTGCACGGTTGAAGGCCCAACTCTTGGGGTACTTGGTTGAGAAGAAAGAAGTCAAACACTCTGTTCTCGATACGATGAGTGATGATGAGTTGATCACCTACCTAGACAAACTATCCTCAGCAGGTTGACTGTTGATGAGTGATTCACACACACAGGAACATCCACAACCTTCAGCAATCTCCGCCTTCGGCGGTTGAGTGTTGATGCGGGAGGCTTGAGCATTGAGTTATCACACATCGGTTCATCAGCCTTCCTCCACCGTCCTCCACCGTCCTCCACCGTCCTCCACCTTCGGCGGAGGAGTGCGGAGGAGTGCGGAGGAGGGATGCGGCGGGAGGAGGAGCTTCTTTTAAAAATTTTTGTATAATTAGGATACGATGTCGATTATAATAAAGAAACAGGAGAAAGATATATGGTTGATAAAGCACAAATGCCGGACGATGTCCGGGAGAAGTTAGTGATGATAATCCAGGACCTTGATAAACACACCTTGGGTGATAAGTCATGCAGTCCACTTAATACGAATGGGATTATGCATAGATTAGACTGGGTTCAAGAGGTCAGAGATACAATCGTCAAGGTCCGCAAGACAGTCGATTATTTACTCAACAAGAGGGGATAAAGTTATTAACATTTATTATTTTTAATTGTTTCTTTTTGTTCTAAAAAATCGTATTATAAGCCATAGCAAAAAAGCTATAGAAAGCGAGAACTTATGTCTCAGAATAAAAAATTTCCGACTTCACTTAAAGTCCTGGAAAATCGCGCAATAATGTTTCTTTATGTTAATCAAAAGAAACCGTCAGGAAAAGCCTTTGCACGATACGATAAATACAAAACAGCGAATAGTATTACAGAAGCCGTGGACCGTGGTTGGACACCGTTAGACATGCAATACGAAACGAAAAGCAACAATCGCTTTAAAAAGTTCGTGACTATGTGTTTCATCGAGGGTGTCAATATAACGAAAGAAACCAAGGACATCCTAGAGTTCGTTATCAAAAAGAATAGAGAGGTACTCAAAGACCTACCGAAAGCTATTCAAGACAAAGCGAAAGCGAACATCGACAAATTCGAGAAATTAGCACAAGCAATAAAATAAATAATTACAGGGGGCGTCACACCGGCGCCCTCTATTTTTTTATTGAGCGTTGAGCCACAGCACTCCGCCACCTGGCGGTGGCTAAAGGTTGAGCGTTGAGAAGTTGGTGAGTAATTGAGCAACAGCAATCCGCAGCACATAACTACGAGGGCGTAGTTATGTAATAATATATAAAAATAAAATAATTAAAAAATTAAAACAAAATAGATAAAAATATGTTTGTTTATAGTGATTTTTATTAATTTATTTTAGAAATAAGTTACTAACAGAAAGAGAGAAAATATGACTTTTGCGATGATTTTTTTAATAATAATAGTTTACTTATTAATAAATTAGTTTACTAATAGTAAGCAGAAAGGAGAAATATAGAAAATGGAAAATAGTAATAAAAATAAAAAATTTCCTAGTTCATTAAAAGTATTAGCATCTAATAAAATTCTTTTTAGATTAATTAATATCAAAAGAGAAAATACTAGATCATACGATATTTTCGAACAAGCGAAATTTTCAACTACTATTAAAGATTTATTTACTTTAACGAATTATCGTAAAGTAGATTATTCTTACGATACTAAAGAGAATAATCGCTTTTCTACTATAAGATTAATAGTAGAAAATAAAAACGATACTAAAGAAAATAAAGAAGAATTAATTTCTATTATCGAAGAAAATAAAAAGTATTTAAACGATAAAGAAAATAAAATTCTTAATAGAAAAGCTATCGAAGAAAATATTTTATTCTTCGAAGAAAAAATTTCTACTCTTTAATTACTAAATATATTTAATAATTATAAATCTCTCTAATTAATTTTAGAGAGATTTTTTTTATTTAAAAATATAATTAATTATAAAATAAAAATCGTATTAAGTTTGTGCGTAAAAAATCGTATAAAGTTTGATTCTGATTTTAGGTTGGTGTAGACTAAAGAAGAAGCTTTAGTCACTATTGACTGTTTTGTATATAAATAAAATATATACTATTTTGATGGTTAAAGTGTGGTTATTATGTTTAATTATTTCTATGCCTAATATGCCCTCTGTAAAAACAAATTCTTTTTTGTATATTTCAGAAGAAAAATGTATGGAAGCTCTAGTTTCTTATATGAATATATATGAATCAAAATCTAAAGAATATAAAGAAACTTTGAAAACCCAAGGATATTGTTTACCATTTGAATCATTTCCTATAAAAGGTATACATAACTTTAATTTATGAAAAAAGAACTCGTAGAGAA